TCAGGGAATCTCTGATCTCAATCACTTGCTTTTGAGTATCGATTGCATCAGCTAACCTACCATCAAGTCTTTCAAAAGCAGTAGAAATGGTATTAGTTGTTTTGCATTTCTCTCTTTCATCTAGGTATTCTGCTTTTAGATCGGCAAGGTATTTGTTATTATCAATTTTCCATGTCAGATCTTTTAGAACTTTGTTTATGTGGTATGTTCTTTGATAATCGTTCTCGATGTGGAGGAAGATTGTCGTCCAGCTTTTTTGTAATTCTTTACTCATTAGTATACTCCTTTTTTTAGTTAATGTTGATAAAGCACCCATCGAAAAAAAGCGTTCGGACCAACAGCAAGAGCAACACACAACAGAATCCATGAGGTACAAAAGCTAAAGCAACAAAGCACAATCAGTTCACGAATCCTTTTTTTTGATATAATGGTGCCAACATTGACTGAAAAAAGGAGTATGCGTTAAGATGAGTGATGAATTCAAAAAACTGGACAAGACAATCTGGGGGAGCATCGAGGGCGATTATCATTGGGTTTAGTGGGGTGTGTTTTGGGTGTACAAAGTTCTGAAATTAGGATCTTGACATGGACAATTGATAATGGCAAATTCCTTGTTGATGTAAAAGCAAATAGCAAGATGGAAGAGAGAAATGCGAAACAACGGGCTTACAGCAAAGCAAAAGAGGTTAGTTGATACAATCGTAGCAAATGCTTGTTCAATTAAGAAAGCATCAGAATTAGCTGGATATAGTAAAGGAGAATCAGGTAGAGTTACTGCTAGTAAGGCTTTGAAGCTACCACATGTGCAACAGTACATGATGCAAGTGGTTACAAATAGCATTGGATTAAATGCTACGAAAGCTTTGAAAAGGATAGTAGATCTATCGGATAGTGCTAAGAGTGAGTATGTACAGCTTGAGGCAAGCAAAGATATACTGGATCGTGCTGGGTATAAAGCACCAGACAAAGTAATGCATAGTCATGTAGGCAACATCTCTGTCAACATAGACTTAACATAATAGCTGGGCGTACATGCATAAATACGACATATACAAGGCACATGGGGTCAAAAGTTACGACGTTAATGTAACAAGAGGTAGCATACAAACATTTTTAGTGGAAAAAGCTCGATGAATATATTAACCTACATAAAAGGATTGTTTATGCGTGTAGCAGTATTAGTATCATCTTTAAGAGGAAGATTTAATGGCAAAGACACCAGCTTGGCAGAGAAAGGCAGGGAAGAATCCAAAGGGAGGACTCAACGCAAGAGGTCGAGCAAGTTACAAGAAGGGAACACTAAAGCCTCCAGTAAAGTCAGGCGACAACCCAAGAAGGGCAAGCTTTCTGGCAAGAATGGGAGGAATGAGGGGACCGGAAAGGGATTCAAAGGGAAGACCGACACGACTTCTTCTCAGTCTAAGAGCTTGGGGAGCGTCAAGCAAAGCAGACGCAAAACGCAAGGCGGCGGCAATAAGCCGAAGAAACAAAGCAAAGAAACTTAGAAAGAAAGGATAGTATCATGCCTATGGGAAAAGGAACTTACGGATCTAAGAGAGGAAGACCACCAGCAAAGAAGAATGGATCTGGTCTAACAGCAAAGCAGAAGACTTTACCAAAAAATCTTCAAGCCAAGATAATGGCATCTAAGAAGAAGAAGTAATGGCAGTTAATGCGGCTGGAAACTATACCAAGCCAAAGATGAGGGCGGCACTCTTTCGCCGAATCAAAGCTAGTGGTAAAGGTGGAAGACCTGGACAATGGTCTGCACGAAAGGCTCAGATGTTAGCTAAACAATACAAAGCCAAAGGTGGTGGATATACCTAATGGCATTAGCAAAGAGTCAGAGAAGTCTTAGAGCATGGACAAGACAGAAATGGAGAACCAAATCTGGCAAACCCTCACTAAAGACTGGCGAAAGATATCTCCCAGAGTCTGCAATAAAATCTTTATCTGATGCTGAATATCGAGCAACAACTCGAAAGAAAAGAGCCGCCATGCGAAAAGGTAAACAAGTTTCAAAGCAACCAAAGAAGATAGCAAAAAAGA